TTATTTAATTTATTATTTAATTTATTATTTAATTTATTATTTAATTTATTATTTAATTTATTATTTAATTTATTATTTAATTTATTATTTAATTTATTATTTAATTTATTATTTAATTTATTATTTATTGTATTATTTAATGTATTATTTTTAGTTTACTATTGGACCGACTTTAGTTGTTAAATTATCAAATACTGTAATTTCTCCTTTTCCGCCAAGATCTACAAAGAATTGATTTCCGGGATAATCAATAGCAAATAATTGTTTTTCTTTATAAATTATACCATTTTTCATTAAAAATACACGTATACCATTCCATCCAGAACGTTCAGCATAATAAAATCCGTTTAAAACTATAGGCACTCTAAAAACAATTCTATTAATAAATGTAAGTGTATTAAATTTAAGAGTAAAACTATTAGTATTTTTAGTATTGTTTCGTACGATTCTTGAATATAAAATATTTTTACTATCAGCACGATTAAAATCATTTATTGTAGGATCAAGCATCATTTTATCATCCGCACCAATATTTACACCGTTTACGATAGCACTTATACTAGTATATAATGATGCTATAGTATTATCGTAATTAAAGGATTTTGTAGTAGTTTTCCAATTTCCATATAATATATTATTTTTATTATCGTATATATTAATAATTATCATATTATAATAATTAAAATTATTATAAGCTAATATATCATAAGCAGATTTCATAATTACCATACTATCATACATTTCAATAGAATCTACAATTACACCCAGTGGACTAATTGTAACATTATTAGGATACATACCCCATGTTTTAACACCAGTAATATCATTAAAGGTAAAACCACTAATATCCCCTAAATTATATATAGCATTTCCACTAGAATCAAAATTTATGAATTTTAATGCATTACCACTAAGATCGGTAATATAATTTGAATTAATTAAATATTTATAAGCTTTAACTTCCCCATTATTCTTAAGATTATAATTAAATGTATTATCTATTTTTGCCATTTCACTATTTACAAAATTAAATTTGATAGAATTAAATGATAAATCTTTTAAAATAGTATTATAAGTAAAATCTGGAGAATTTACTATTCCATTTCTATCATATGATAAGATAGAGTTTGAAATTTTACCTAATGATTGTTGGTAAATCATATTATTAAAATTATTAAGTGAAACATCTCTTGTAGTGCTATTATAATTAAACCCGGGTGAAGTAATTAATCCTGATTTATTAACAGTAATATTATTATTTGTTAATCTACCTAATGATTCTTGATAAACAAAATTATTAAAATTATTAAATGATATATCTCTATTAGAACCATATACAAAATCATTGGTTGTTAAAATATTATTTTTGTAAGTAAAACTATTATCTAATCTTTTAAGCATTCCAGTAGCATCGTAACCAAAATTACCAAAAGTTAAATTTTTACTATTACTGTCATAATTAAAATCTTCAGTTTTAATAACACCAGAACCATCATAACTAAATATATTTTTATTATTTAAAAGTTTTTTATTAGAATATGTAAAATTATTAAATGTTAAATTTGTTGGTGTATTTGTAAATTCATCTGTAATAATAGTACCATCTGCTTTATATGTAAAGGGTTTAGTAGCATCTTTACTAGTTAAATCCCCAGTAGAATTATTATATGTTAAATTATTAAAATTTAATGTACCAGTAGGTTCAACTATTAATGTATTTTTTTGTAAAGTACCATCAGCTTTATAACTAAAATTATCTACAGTATTAATTAAATCTTTATTTTCTTGATAAACAAAATTATCAAAACCAATATTACCATTTGTGTAATTAAATGTATTACTTTTATTACTTAATTTTCCTGTAGCATCATAAATAAAATTACCAAAATTAATAGAATTATCAGCATTCATTACGATATTATTTTTAGTAATATTACCACTTGAATCATATTTAAATGTAGGTTGATCAGTTCTTGTTAAATTCTTCTTATTGTCAAATACATATTTATCAAAACTAAGATTATTATTAGAATAATTTAAATTATCAGTAGTGATATTACCTGTTCCACTTACTAAAACATTACCAGAAGTTAAATTACCTGTAATTGTATCATAATTAAAATTATTATCAGTTCTTGTTATTTTATTATTTGCATAAACAAATTTATCAAATTCCATTTGATTATTTGGAAGATATTTAAAATTGTCTGTTGTAATAATACCACTTGGATCAAGTGTAACAGCACCATATTTTAAATTACTATTGGAATCGTAATTAAAAGTTCCAGTTTTGTTACTTAATGTACCTGTAGCATTATTATATGTTAAATTATTAAAATCAAGTGAACCAGCTGGATCAATTGTTAATCCTTTGGTCTTAATAGTTCCATCAGCTTTATATAAAAATTGAGCGGCACTATTTATTAAATCTTTATTTTCTTGATAAACAAAATTATCAAAACCAATATTACCATTAGAATATTGAAATGTATTACTCTTATTAGTTAATTTTCCAGTAGCATCATAAATAAAATTACCAAAATTAATAGAATTATCAGCATTCATTGAGATATTATTTTTAGTAATATTCCCATTAGAATCATATTTAAATGTAGGTTCATCGGTTCTTATTAAATTCTTCTTATTATCGTAAACATATTTATCAAAATTAAGAGTATTATTGGAATAATTTAAATTATCAGCAGTAATATTACCTGTTCCACTTACTAAAACATTGCCAGAAGTTAAATTACCTGTAATGGTATCATAATTAAAATTATTATCAGTTCTAGTTATTTTATCATTTGCATAAATAAATTTATTAAATTCTATTTGATTATTTGGAAGATATTTAAAATTATCGGTAGTAATAATACCACTTGGATCAACTGTAACAGCCCCATATTTTAAATTACTATTGGAATCATAATTAAAAGTTCCAGTTTTGTTACTTAATGTACCTGTAGAATTGTTATATGTTAAATTATTAAAATCAAGTGAACCCACAGGATCAATAGTTAATCCCTTCGTCTTAATAGTTCCATCAGCTTTATATGAAAATTGAGCGGTATTGTTAATTAAATCTTTATTTTCTTGATAAACAAAATTACCAAAACCTAAATTACCATTAGAATATTGAAATGTATTACTCTTATTAGTTAATTTTCCTGTAGCATCATAAATAAAATTACCAAAATTAATAGAATTATCAGCATTCATTGAGATATTATTTTTAGTAATATTCCCACTAGAATCATATTTAAATGTAGGTTCATCGGTTCTTGTTAAATTTTTCTTATTATCATAAACATATTTATCAAAACTAAGAGTATTATTGGAATAATTTAAATTATCAGCAGTAATATTACCTGTTCCACTTACTAAAACATTGCCAGAAGTTAAATTACCTGTAACTGTATCATAATTAAAATTATTATCAGTTCTAGTTATTTTATCATTTGCATAAACAAATTTATTAAAATACATTTCCTTATTTGGAAGATATTTAAAATCATTTGTAGCAATAACACCACTTGGATCAATTGTAACAGCCCCATATTTTAAATTACTATTTGAATCATAATTAAAATTACCAGCTTTGTTACTTAATGTACCTGTAGAATTGTTATATGTTAAATTATTAAAATCAAGTGAACCAGCTGGATCAATTGTTAATCCTTTGGTCTTAATAGTTCCATCAGCTTTATATGAAAATTGAGCGGTATTATTAATTAAATCTTTATTTTCTTGATAAACAAAATTGCCAAAACCTAAATTACCATTAGAATATTGAAATGTATTACTCTTATTAGTTAATTTTCCTGTAGCATCATAAATAAAATTACCAAAATCTAATGAATTATCGGCATTAATAATTACATTATCTTTGGTAATTTTGCCGGTTGAATCATAACTAAATTTGTTTGTTGAATTAACTAAATTATTATTACTGTAAATATAATTATCAAAATTGACTTGTCCGTTAGCTTTAATGTTAATATTATCTTTTATTACATTTCCATTTGCATCATATGAAAATTTATTATCTTTAGTTTTTAATGTTTTAGTAGCATTATCGTAAGTAAAACCATCAAAATCAACATTATTATTTGACTGTATAATTACATTATCTTTAGTAATAGTACCATTATTGTCGTATTTAAATGTATTATCTTTTCTAGATAATTCTTTTGTAGTATTATCAAATTTGTAATTATCAAAATTTACATTTCCAGTTGAAGTAATATTAAGATTATTATTAGTTAAATTACCATTATTATCTAAACTAAAATTCGAATCAGTTCTTGTTAATTTATTTATTGCTTCATTGTAAACGAATTTATCAAAAGCTACGTTTTTATTATTTGGATCATATGTAAAATCTTTAGTTTGAATCGTGCCATCTGCTTTGTAGATAAATGGATTTTCAGTATCTTTATTTTTTAAATCACCAGTAGAGTTATTATAAACTAAATTGTTAAAATCCATTTCACCAGTTGGATTTATTGTTAAAAATTTAGTTTGAATTGTACCATCTTTTTTATATGAAAAAATTTGTTTAGTATTATTTAAATCACCTGCTGCAAATTGATAATTGAAATCTTTAAATTCAAGACCATTTTGTTGTGAATATTTAAAATTGTTTTCTTTTGTTAAAACATTATCTTTATCATAATTATATTCACCAAAAGTTAAATTTTGATTTGGTACATATGTGAACATATTTGTTTTTATTTCATTATTTGAATTAATATTTATTGTATCTTTTATTATATTACCATTTTTATCATATTTAAATTTAGTATCAGGTCTTGATAAATCTTTATCTTTGATATTATAAACATATTTATCAAAAGTTAAATCTTTGTTTGGAGTGTAAACAAATTTATTTGAAGTAATTTTTCCGGCAGTATCTACAGATACATCACCTTTACTAAATGAACCATCTGGTTTATATTTGAATGTATTATCTTTTCTAGTTAAATTTTTAGATAAATCGAAATTATAATTATCAAATTGAAGTGTTCTTGATGGTAAATATGTAAGATCTGGTGTAGTTAATGTACCATCGGCTTTATATGTAAATTTATTACCAGGTGTCCCGTCTTTTCTTTTGACTGAACCATCAGCTGAATAATAATAATCAAAAAAATCTACATTACCCGTACTTTCATATGTAAATTTATTATCTTTTTTTTTTACTGTACCATTTTCTTGAAAAACATAATCACCGGTATAACATGGTTTTAATGGAGGGCATTCTCCAAGTATAGTTGTTGATTGAGTAACTGGACTATTTTGAGTTATTGCAGAAACAGCTGATAAATGTTCTTTTATATTATTTGTTGTATTTTCATTTTTAGAGAATATTATATACACAAATATAACTAGAATAATTAATGCAAAAAATAAATGTATATTATTCATTATCGTAATATATTATATTCATACAAAAATAAATATAAAAAAATATTTTTATAAAAAATTGATTTGAAAACTACTTAAAGTAATATTTTATCTAATTACCTTAAGTAATGCTCTCAACAAAGTCACTTAAAAATTCAAATAATATCGACCTTGAAAATTTAGACGAATTAGATAAATTAGATAATTTAGATATTCTTGATTGCTCATCATATTTTGAAAATATTTATAACCAAGTTGTAAAAAAAGAAGATAATATAGGTGACAAAGAAAAGAAATTTAATGAATCATGTTGTCCTACGTGTTTTTCGTCTGAATTTATAGAAGATACTAGCTCTGGTTATATTATATGTCAATGTGGCCAGGTTATATCGAATATATATGATTATAGATCAGAAGTTAGAATTTATGACGATGACTCAAAAACTGATAATTTGAGATGTAATAAAGTAACAAATGTTTTACTACCCCAATCAAGTTTGGGTACACGTTTACCAAATAATATAAAAGGTTCATTGAAAAAACTTCAAGCGTGGAGTGCTATGCCTTATAGAGAACGGTCGCTATATAATGACTTTAAAAAAATTAATTCATGTTGTGATAAATTAGGTTTCAAGAAAAATATTCAAGAATCAGCAAATATATATTATTCGATAGCAAAAAGTTGTAAATATACAGAAGGGCTTAATATTGGCAAATTTATTATTACTCGTGGTAAAAATAATCGCGGAATTCAAGCTGGTTCAATATGTATAGCTTGTAAAAAAAATAATACACCATTTATTGCAAAAAATATATACGAACATTTTAAATTAAACATTAAAGAACTTAATAATGGTGTAAAAACTATTTTAGAATTATTGAAGATAAAAGAATTTGCGATAGATGTATCGTCACTAAAATCAGAAGCATATATTAAAAAATATTGTATGGATTTAAATGTTAAAGAAGATTTGATGAATCAAGCAATTAAAATTTCAAAGAATATTAATAAATTAAATTTAGCATCAGAACATAACCAGTTTTCTATTGCAGCAACAAGTATGTTAGTTATGGGTGAAAATAATAATATTCCTAGTATGACTAAAAAACGACTCCGTGAAATGTTTGGAGTATCAGAAGTTACCATAAGTAAAACTTATAAAAAGATTGAGAAAATAAAACATATATTATCAGATGATGTTGCAGTAGAAAAAGTTATTGTTAAGATTAAACAAGCAGAAGAAGACGATGATGAAGAAATTGATCCTATTATTTTAGAAAGAATGAAAAAATTTAATATTAAACCAGAAAATACAGAAACTAAAGTAAAGTTAATTGTATCGACCAAAGAGAAAGAGAAAGAAAAATTAATAATGTTAAAACAATGTAGCAAATAAAAAAATAAAATACATAAACATAAAATAATACTTTTATTTATATAAATGAGTACAGATGAATGTATGAATGTTTCCTTTAATGATTTAGTATTTCATAATGCTTCAAGTAATGTATTTGAAGCATCGTATTATTTTCCTAATAATTATGATATGATTGTAAAGACAGAATTAGTATCAAAAGTTAATAATCTTAATCTTAAACATACATATTTTGTAATTCACCCAAATAAATATTCAGTAAATATTATTCATAATGGTACTGAAGTAAAAACACCAGTTAATCCAGAAGGTGAATATCATTTTCAAACAGAAACTCAAGTTTCACATCATATGAAACATCTTGCAACATGGCTTGCAACTCAATAAAATTAAAAATTGATTTATTTATAATTTATCTATTAAAATTTAATTAACATAAAAATATTAATTAAATGAGTTTAACAAAACGTAGTTATAATAAAAAATTAAACTGGAGCGATGTTGAAAATTTTAGTTTAAATGAATGTTACGTTCATTATACTTGGGAAACAATGATTCAAGAATTATTTCAAGATAAAGAACGCAAACAACGCATAGAAGATAAAATAAATGAAGAAAAACAAAACTTTCCTGAAAAACTTTATCCAAAACCTGATTATATATTTCGTGCATTCCAAATGACACCTTTACACAGAACAAAAGTAATATTTATCGGACAAGACCCATATTTTAATTGTGAAGTCTATAAAACAGATAATGTACCACAAGCATATGGTTTATCATTTAGTGTTCCTTATAATTTTAAAACTCCTTCATCACTAGATAATATTTATAAAAATCTGATTAAATTTACTCACTTTAAATCTAAACCAGAACATGGATGTTTAGATCACTGGGCTCGTCAAGGATGTTTAATGTTAAATACATCTCTAACTGTACGAGATGGACAAAAGAATTGTCATTCTAATTTATGGCGTACATTTACAGATGATATCATAAAATATATTAATAATAATCTTGATTACGTAGTATTTATATTATGGGGAGCAGAAGCATTTAAAAAAGTTAATATGATTGATTTGGATAAACATGATATAATAGTATCATCTCATCCTTCTGGATTTAGTGTAGATAAAAAAATGGGTTCACATGAAGCATTTTCTAATGTAGATCATTTTGGAAAAATAAATAAATATCTTAATTCGCATAAAAAAACACCAATAGATTGGAACTTAAATTAATAATATGTTTTATATAATTCATAATTATATGAATATACACCGGTTTTAATTTTTTTTAATATATCTAATTGATATTGTATTTCGTAATCATTATCCTCATAATTTTCATTAAAAACTGTAATAGTTTTAATAATACAATCAAAAGTTATATAATTACTACATAAACATCCCGAATCATGTATATTTATTTTAAAATACATTTTATTTGATTTATCTAAATTTTCATGTTTAATATAATTATTTAATTTATTGTGATTACTTTTAATATATGAAGCTGTAATAATTTCATTATTATATAAATCACATATATTAATATTATTTTTATTAAATGATATTTCAAGTTTGTCTTCATAATTGTTTATATTTTCGAATACGATATTTTCTGAATTCTGTAATTTTTTCTTAAGAGATATATCCATTTTATTATAATTATAATTGAATATTAATGTTTTTTATTAATCTTTATAATTGAATTTCATTTTTTTTTCAATATAAATAATATATAAATGTTAAATAAAATATTGGACAAAATAAAATATGGAAAATATGTAAATTATATATTAATATTTTTATTATTGATTATATTTTTAGTAATTATGTTTTTGGTAAATGTAGTTTTAATATATAAAGAAAATTATTGTATAAAGAAAAATATATTTTTAACAACATCTATACATGAGTATCAAAAATTTAAAATTTTAGAACATAATTGGGAAATTATTAGAGATGAAATACCTACATTCGATAAAGATAAAGTTATTGTAGAAAGACCAGATAATATTTGGACTGGTGAAGATATGAATAAATTTATGGAAATTTTTAAAGAAAAAGCAGTATGGACAAAAGCATTATCTAACATAAATACAAAAACATATGCATGGTTTAATTTTCCATTAGTATATGAAAATAAATTAGTTGGGGATGTAGAAAAACAATGTCCTGAAACATCTAAATTATTAAAAAATTTCAATATTCGTATTGCAGGATTTTCTTTAATATTAGCAAATAGTGAAATAGAGAAACATACAGATAATACGGGACCGAACTATAATTCAATGGCATTAAATATGAATTTAATTGGTAAAAATACATCATTATTTATAAAACCACATAATAATTCAAAATTTATAGAATATAAACATAAAGAAGGGGATGCTGTAATATTTAATTCAGAAAAACTACACTATGCAATAAATAGAGAAGATAAATATAGAGTACTTTTATATATTGATTTTTATACAAAATAAATGCTATATATACCATAGAGTGCTTAATTTAAGATACATATAGTGTCTTAAATTATTGGCAATCATGTTAGCGAAAAGTACTTTTTTTATATGATTTATAAACTCATATAAAAAATTGAATTTATTATAATTAATAAATAATGTCTATTGATAGTATACAATCTAAAATGAAACAATCTATTACTAATAAAACAGTTAATGATCTCAATTCAGATGATTTATTCAGATTAGCAGACCTTTATTTCTATAAACAAAATTATATATATCGTCACTTATATGACTCTTATAATAAATTCCTAGAAGAAGATGTTAAGAATTTTCTAGAAAAAGTAGATCATGTATTTAATGAAAAGATTACTGTAGAAGGTACAGTATATCGTCGTAAATTTCGTTTTCGTAATACTCGTATTATTGGGCCAAAGCTTGAAAATGGTATCGAACCAATGTTTCCAAGTGATGCTATTCATAAATCTCTAACATATGGTATTAAAGTAATTTGCGATGTTACACAAATTCAAGATAAGATTGATATTATTAGTGGCAAGAAATCAGAAATGGTTTGCGGTACAGAAGAAGTTGATGTTCCTGTAGCATATATACCACTTATGGTTCGGTCAAAATATTGTTCCCTATCTCAATATAAAGGTATGGATAACTCTGAATGTGATTTTAATCCTGGTGGTTATTTTATTGTAAATGGTTCTGAAAAAGTAATCATTTGTCAAGATCGCATGGTTGAAAATAAACCACTTGTATTTCTCAAGAAAGATTCTGGTACTTTATCTTATATCGTCCAAGTAAATTCACGATCATATCGTGCTAATGGTTCATCACAAGTTTTAAATGTTAAAGCTCGTAAAGATGGTCTTATGACAATCCGTGTACCAATTCTTAACGAAGTTAACGTATTTGCACTTTTCCGTGCACTCGGCGTTCAATCAGATCGTGAAATTATTAAAATGATTGTAACCGACGACGATGATACCGATATGGTTGATTTAATTCGTATAACACTTGATGCGTGCAAAAATGAAAATCATGTTAAAATTCAAACAGAAGAAGAAGCTTATGATTTTCTAATTAATAAACTCAAAGTAATTCGTAAATATGTAGAAACTGATAAAGATACAAAGCTTCAACAAAAGAAACTTCATCTCAAATCACTCTTACATACATCATTTATTCCTCATATTGAAGGTACATTTCTCGAGAAAGCTCATTATCTCGGATACATGATTAATAAACTTCTAAAAGTTTTTATTGGTCGTGCAAATGTAGATGACCGTGATTCGTATATTAACAAACGTGTTGATTTACCAGGTGATCTACTTTTTGAACTGTTTCGTCAACGTTTCAAAATTATGATTAGTGATTGTAATAAATTTTTCATTCGTAACGACAATGATGAAAAACCTCTTGTAATTATTAATCAAATTAAACCAAATACAATCGAGCAAGGTATGAAAGCATCACTTTCAACAGGTTCATGGATTCGTAAGAAGGGTGTAGCTCAAATGTTACAACTTTATACTTATCTACAAAAACTTGCTTTCCTTCGCCGAGTTGATACACCAAGTGGCGATGCATCAACATCAAAACTTACTGGTCCTCGTCAACTACACCCATCTAGTGTTGGTTTTCTTTGTGTAGTAGAGACACCAGAACACGCTAAGGTAGGTATTACTAAACATCTTGCTCTTGTTTCTAGTATTACTATTATGAATGAAGATATGTATAATCTTCTTAGAAATTATATTAAATCAAATGTATCAAACATTCTTGATATTCCTATTGATGAACTTCGAATTAAAACAAAAGTTTTTCTTAATGGAGAATGGCTTGGTGCTATTGATGAACCAATTGAATTTAGTAAGAAAATTTCACAAATGAAAATGAAAGGTGAACTAGATCGTCAAATGGTTAGTGTAGTAACATCATTTGTTGATAACGAAGTTCGTGTATATTGTGATAGTGGTCGTTTTTACAGACCTACAATTCGTGTAGAAAATAATGAGTGTAAACTTACAAAAGAACATCTAAATGAAATTAGTCTTAATAAACTTCAAAAATCATCAAAAATTACAGATTGGGAAGAGTTTATTTCTAAATATTCTGATGTAATTGAATATATTGATACCGAAACTCAACCTCATCTACTTTTAGCAGCAAAGATTGATGATGTAATTAAAGCACATACACGTATGACAGAATCTTTGGATCATGTTAAAGATGTTAAAGATGTTATTCCTGAAAACAGATACAATAATATGTATTTTGAAATGAAAACAAATCTTGAAATCCATCCATCGCTTTTACTTGGTGAAATTAACACTAATGTTCCTTTTGCCAATCGTAATCCCGGAGCCCGTAATATTTTCCAATATTCACAGGGTCGCCAAGCTATGGGTATTTATGCTACAAACTATCGCGATCGTACAGATATTTCATATATTTTGTACCATCCTCAAAAACCAATTATTGCTACACGTACAGCAAAATATATTGGTAGTGAAATTTTGCCATCAGGTGAGAATGTCATGGTAGCAATTGCGTGCTATACGGGCTATAATCAAGAAGATTCACTTGTAATTAATCGCGATTCCATTCAACGAGGCATGCTTCGTTCAAAATCAATTAAAAAATATGTATCTATCGCACAAAAGAATCAATCGACAGCACAAGATGATATATTTATGAAACCCGACTCATCTAAAGTAGTTGGTATGCGTCATGGTTCATATGACAAACTTAATGATAAAGGTTATGTACCTGAAGAAACAATGATTTTTAACGGTGACATTATTTTAGGTAAAGTAACTCCAATTCACGATGTAGGTGATTCAAATAAACAATTTAAAGATTCGTCAGAAGTTTATAAATCACATGCTCCATCAGTAATTGATCGTGTATATACTGGTATTCAAAACCAAGACGGATATGAAATTCGTAAAGTAGTAACTCGTTCAGAGCGAACTCCTATGATTGGTGATAAATTTTGTCTGCCAGTAAATTCATTTGAAGTATTAACTGAAAAAGGATGGTTAAAACTTGATGATATTACTCTTGAAATTAAAGTAGCAACTTTAGTTGATGGTTGTAAATTAGAATATCATGAACCAATTGGTATTTATAAAGCAAATTATAATGGAAAAATGTATAAAGTACGTTCACAACAAGTAGATTTAGATGTAACAATAGATCATGAATTATATGTAAAGAAACGAGATCATACACAATTTGAATTAATTCAAGCAAAGAATATGGTAGGCAAACGTTATAAATTTAAGAAAAATTGTGAAGAATATAATAAACCAGATATTGAAACAATTAATATCGACGGCAAAGATGTTGAATACAATGCATTTTTAGAATTACTTGGTATTTTCATTGCTGATGGTTCATTAGGAGATGGAAATAGCGTTCACCTTGCAGGTGAAAAACAACGTAAAATCGAACATATACAAAATGTTGCTAATCGTTTAGGATTAAGAATATGTTCAGCAAAGAAAGAAGAAGGAAGTCGTCTTAATGATTTAAATATGGGGTGTAAACACTCATTTACTTCTAAATCAATCAGTAAAATGTTTACTGATTTAAATGTTGGAGCAATTAATAAATTCCTTCCAGAATATGTATGGAATCTTAATATGAAACAATCAAGAATACTTCTTGAAAGTTTAATCTCATGTGATGGCTCACATAATAATCAAGGTTCTGTATGTTATTATACATCATCCAAACGTTTAGCAAATGATGTAATGAAATTAGCAATTCATTCTGGATGGAGTGGAAGTATAAAAACTATTCGAGAAGAAGGAACAGAATGGAATATTAAAGGTCGTTCTGGTGTATTAAATGCTGATACTCTTTCAGTAAGAATTATAAAGACTAAAAATGAACCTGAAATGAATCATGGTCATGTCCACGAACAAGATGGTCAATTTGAACAAGTATATGATTTTAATGGCGAAGTTGGATGTTTAGAAGTTCCATCACATGTATTTATGATTCGTCAAAATAATAAGAATGTTTGGATTGGAAATTGTAGTAGATACGGTTGACTTTTTGGCCGTAAACAGGCGACAGTGAGTTCGCGAGGATTCAAATGAAGGATGAATTAACATCCTACTGTGGTATCGCCTAGTCGGCTAATTGGCGGGCTAATTATTAATATATAATTAAGTGCTAATTAGTGGTACATGGATGACAATCCATACCTATCAAGTATTTTAAATATTTGAGAACAGGCAAGACGAGTGAAAACGGTCAACTATCATATAAATGTGGTAAAGACCGTCGGTTGTTTCTAATTGTGAAGTTAGAAAATGATCGCGACAGACTGGGTCACTTGTCGGTTGTCTTCTTTTAATTAAGAAGATGGCTTAATGTACAGTCGAACCAAAGTAAGCGAAAGCGAACTTTGCTCTAGGGATATAATAAACTGAAAACGTCTTATTATAGAAGCTAGAGATTGTTTGAAATAAAATCAAACAATGAGTATGCAAAAGGGAACCTGTGGTATTTTACTACCATCGATTGATATGCCATTTACTAAACATGGTATTCGTCCAGATATTATTCTCAATCCAAACGCCATTCCATCGCGTCAAACAATCGGACAACTTCTTGAATCATTAGTTGGTAAAGTTGCTGCTCTTGATGTAGTAGAAGGTGATGGAACACCGTTTGAAGATTTTGACATTTCAAAAATAGAAAAACGTTTAGAAGAATTAGGTTATGATCCTAAAGGTTATGAAGAAATGTATAATGGTATGACTGGAGAAAAACTTAAAATGAAAATATTTTTTGGTCCAACATATTACCAACGTCTTAAACACATGGTTCAAGACAAACTTCACGGTCGGGCTCGTGGTCCTCGTACACTACTTACTCGTCAACCCCCTGAAGGAAGAAGTCGCGATGGTGGTCTTCGTCTAGGTGAGATGGAACGTGATGCACTTATCGCTCATGGTATTAGCAAGTTTTTACACGAAAAAATGATGTATAACTCTGATGCATATGCTACATATATTTGCGATCAATGTGGTTTGTTCGCTCAACGTGCCCCACGTAAAGAAAACAAAAAGGAACCATCTGCAACAGATGTATTCCATTGTACTTATTGTAATAACTCAAATCGTATTTCAAAAGTTATGATTCCATATGCATTCAAACTTTTAATGCAAGAATTAATTGCAATGAATATTGCCCCCCGCATTAGAACGAAAAAATTAGAATTCTAATTCTATTTTTTCGCAGCAAATAAATTATATTTATTTGGAACCAAGAAACTTGAATTCTAATTCTATTTTTTCGCATTATAACCAAGAAACTTGAGTTCCGTCTAGTGCTTAATTTAAGAGGGCTTATATTAAGCACTAGACGGTTCTAAATTTGTTTATTAAAAAATTTTAATTAAATTACTTATTTAATTAAAATAAAATATATTAAGAAAAATGTTTAGGGAAATCTGACATATCAGAACATTGAATTAATAAAGGAGGATATAAATATTTATTTAATTCATCAACATCATATATTTTTTGACTTAATATATCATTTAACTTACTTATTTTTTCAGAAGTATATGAAGCATGTGTAATTTTAAAATCAAATGCTTTAACAAGATAATTTATATATCTCATACAATGTGCTCCTCCTCCATAAAATATTCCATGTGTAATATATTTTTTATCACAAAATCTTCTTAAGAAATACATATCCATAATAGTAGCATGAATTATCATATGTTTTTCAAAAATTAAATTATGATTTTTCTTAATTGATGCTATTTTATCATCATCGAAATAATAATATGATTCAATACCGGTTTCTGTATCTTTAGTTCTTTTTCTAAATCCATTTTCATCCAAGTATTTATTACATGTATTTTCATGTTCTACGATTAAATTTATATTTAAATCAAGTAATTTAATAAGTTCTTTTGTATCATTAATAAATAAATCGATTAATTCTTTTATCTTTTCTTTAACATTTATATTGTTATATTTTTTACTAATATCAATAACTTTTCTTATAGGATCATCTATTATTTTTTTATCTAATTTAATATCTTTACCTGATAAAATATTATTAATACTATGAAGATAACTTTTATTATCTGTATAAATATTTATCATTTTTGTTGTATTGTTTACATTATAATTTCCACACGAATAATCAAATAAAATATTATCTATTGTTCTATTTGAAAAAAGAATAGAAGAATTTCTTATATCAGCATAATGAAATCTAACATTTTTAAATTCTGATTTTTCTTTTCTAAAATTTTGATAAAAGAATTTTTGCATTTCTTCAATGTATTTATCTCTAAACTTACTATATTTAATTAAATTACTTCCTGGTGTATCCATTCTATGTTCCATAAAAAAATCAATATCTTTATCAGATGTTTCTAATAATTCTTTCTTAATATATTTTGTTACATCGTCGCTTAAATGATCTTCACATTTAGTTTGTTGAGTTACATCCATGTGAAAATCAAAATAAATATATAATATTTTTTTAATGCCATTTATTTCCCCTTCTATTCTTACTATATTTATAGGCCCATTTATTTTTGTACTCATTATAATAAATAAATAATAAATAATAAATAATATATTTTATATTAATAAATAAAATTAATTTGCTCCTTTAGCAACAATACGATATACTATAGCATATCCACTTTGTTCGGAACAACGAATTACACGAATAATTTGACCTCTTTTCAAATTAAAATATGCTACAACTGGATCAGTTGTAAGAATTTTTGGAAGTTCTTTACGTTTTACAATATATGATTCAAGTACTTCTTTTATTTCATCTTCTAATAGAACTTCATATTTGGGGGAATCAATATGTTCGATAAGGTTAATCATTAGAAAGCCTTCTGTAAATACTTCTGTATTTGGAATAGTCAAAATTGTAGATTTTGCTTTATCAGATATTCCTTCAAAAATAAACATCTTATGACAATTATTATATTCATCTAGAAACTCTTTTACTGCGGGAACTTTAGCAATTCCTAAAATTTTTTGATGAATAATTTTAATTGCAAGTATATTTGGATTAAATTTTTTTAGGTAATCTTCACTTGTATTATCTGGAACAATGCCTTTATCAAGTTTAAATACATAAACATCGTTATCTGATATTTTACTAAATCCTGATTGAATTTTTTTAATATTATCTTTGTTTATAAATCCGCGTTCTGAAAACATTTTTGCACAATTAGTAAGGACTTCGTTCCGAATAATTTCGGGGTCTTTACGTACAGGAATTAGATGAGGATTAAGTGACATAATATATGATATATATAGATTATTCTTTTAATATCTATAATATCAAAAAATCAACTTTTTTATAATTAAGATGGTTAAGATGGTTATTGTGGTGTAGTTGGATTAGTTGGAGTATTTGAATTAGATGGAGTAGATGGATTAGATGGATTAGATGGATTGGATGGATTAGATGGATTAGATGGATTAGATGGAGTATTTGGAGTTGTTGGAGTTGTTGGAGTATTTGGAGTTGTTGGAGTTGTTGGAGTATTTGGATTAGTTGGATTAGTTGGATTAGTTGGATTAGTATTATCAGATGATACAGGAGCATTAGTTGATTCATAACTTGATGAACCTTCTAAAAATTCTTCAGGAATTACAATAGTTGTATTTTGATTCATATTAGAAGAATTATTAGAAGAATTATTAGAATATGAATTATTACTTACATCTCTACTTGTATTTACAGTATCAGTTTTTGTATTATCAACATTTGAAGACTCGCTTGAAATATTTGAACTTTCACTATATGTATTACTTACTTTTGTTGTATTAGGATTACTTTTTGAATATTTTACAAAATAAATAATAAATCCTATACTGATTACAATTAATAAAAGTATACCGACAATTATTAAATTTTTTTTCATTTTAATAAATGCCTTTTCGTCGTCATTTGTTTGTATTAAATTATAATTTATATTTGATTCTTGCATATATTATATTATATATGAAAAAAATTGAAAAATTAATTATATTCATTATAATATTTTATTAATAAATTATTACTAAAATGTTCCAAACATTAAAACATATTATTTACAATATTAATGAAGATATTAAGACTTTACCTTCAACTGCACCTGTTCTAATTTATATGGGAGTAGGTACATATGCAGGATTAGTAGATATTAATAATGGTTGTATTTTACAAGAGCCAAATTATCACCAATATCCTCCATTTATTAAGAGTTTAAAAAATGATATTCCGGATTTACATATCTATATTATTTTAATTGATCCACTTCAAGAAAATCCTCCATATATGATAACCGATAGAAAAATTAATGAAGAATTTAATAATTGTGGAGATGACAAGTTTAAATCACGAGACAAAAGAATCACAGTTTACGTTTTACGAAAATATGTAACAACTGAAGTATATATGAATAATACGGTATTACAAGATAACACATTGAATATCACACATGACCTGGTAATTCTGAATAGAATGTGTATTGAAAATAATTATTCATTCGTGTATCACGATTTTAGTGGTCGCCAAATAAGATTTCTTGCTGAATATTTTGATTCACAATTAAATAAACATTTAGATCGAATCATTTATGGATTTAATGCTAGACAAGATACCGGATGTTATTTTGATATGACAAATCTGGATTCTTTCATGCCATATAGAATTAAATTTAATAGAGCTAGAAAAACACTTAAATTCTTTAATATTTTCAAATATATTGTTACAAAAAAACTTTATAAGATTGATATGGCCCCCGAACAATATGATTTCAAATTTATTGATATAATTATTCAACAACGAATGATGATTATAAAAAATATAATTGAAGATTTAAACAATTTTGGTTTAGCTACAATACGTGTAGTTTATAAAAAAATTACAGGTGACGAAGAAATAATTATTCACCCATATCATTTTAACTCAATTAGAAAAGATATTAAGAGAATATTTTTAGATTTACTTGAAAAACAGCAATATAATCAAATTTTTGAATTATTAAAACAATATTTCTGCAAAGATATAGACGTTGTTTGTAAATTAAAAAACTTTACAATTTCAGGCCATGAATTATTAAATATGGTGATGGAAGAAAAAAATCCCTATTTATGGATAAATGTATTGCAGACTTATGTATCTGATTAAATCTCCATGGTATCTGATTAAATGTATCTGATTAAATGTATCTTTAAAAATGTTTGTTTATTAAAAATTTGATTTATTATTTTTCTATTTAAAAATTATATAAATAATGTATTAATATAAAATAATGCCACCAAAAAAAAGTAATGGAAATAAAACTTTAGTTATTGTTGAATCTCCAGGTAAAATTAAAAAAATTCAAGGTATACTTGGCGATAATTATATTGTTACAGCATCAGTCGGTCATATTATTGATTTAAATTCAAAAAAAATGTCAGTAGATATTGAGAATGATTTTAAACCTAAATATGAATATCTTGTAGGAAAAGAAAAAGTAATTAGCGATTTGAAAAAATTATCAAGTATGTGTTCGGATGTATTATTAGCTACTGACGAAGATCGTGAAGGAGAGATGATTGCGTGGAGTTTAGCATATGTACTAGAAATAAAAAATCCAAAACGTATTACATTTAATTCAATTACCGAAGAAGAACTATTAAATGCTGTGAAAAAGCCACATAAAATAGATATGAATATGGTTGAGGCTCAAAAAGCCCGTAGAATTTTAGACAGAATAGTTGGGTATGAAATATCTCCAATTTTATGGAAAAGTATCGGCCAATCTCTTAGTGCTGGTCGGGTTCAATCGGTAGTAGTTAAACTAATCATTGATAGAGAAAAGGAAATAGAAAAATTCTTTTCATCACCATTTAAATCGTATTTTAATTTTATTGGTAAATTTATTGATAAAAAAAAGACAGTTTTTCCATCTGTATTATATTCAACTAAAAAATCAAATATTGAAGAAACTGAAGATGAAGATGATTTAGACGACCATAAAGTTAAAAAAAATGGAAAAGTAATAAATACTGATACTGAAACTGAGACAGATAGAAATGGAACTCTTAAAAATGGTTCTAAAGTATTATTAGATGATATTAAAGAAGTTAAATCAATAATTAAAATACTTCAAAAATCAAAATATTTTATTCAAGGTATTGGAACAAAAGAATCATTAAGAAATCCTTCTCCACCATTTACTACATCAACTCTTCAACAAGAAGCGGCTCGCAAATTAGGTTTTTCAATTAAAAGAACTATGACCGCGGCACAAAACTTATATGAAGCGGGTCATATTACTTATATGAGAACAGACTCTGTTAACTTATCAAAAGAAGCATTTAAACAAATTACTTCATATGTAGTAAGTAAATATGGAAAGAATTATTCAAAACCAAGAGAATATAAATCAAAATCTGCAAATACACAAGAAGCTCATGAAGCTGTAAGACCAACACATATTGAAGAAACAACAATTTCTCAAAAAGGCAGAATTGCATCAGATGAATTTAAACTTTACCAATTAATCTGGAAAAGAACTATTGCATCGCAAATGTCACCAGCTATATTTAATGTTAATGTTACACATATAGGTATATCAGATATGAAAGATTATTATTTTTCAACAGAAGTTCAAACTGTTAAATTTAATGGTTTTTTAACAGTGTATGATATTAAAAATATAGAAACAAATGATGATTTTAAACCAGATGATACTATTTCTATTATTTTACCAAAAGTTGGAGAAGAAATTAAATATAGTGAATTTCAATCAATTGAAACATTTCAAAAACCCGCTTCAAGATTTAATGAAGCGATGTTAGTTAAGAAATTAGATCCGGATAATTTAAATATTGGCCGTCCCTCTACATATGCTGCTATAATTACAAAGATTCAAGAAAAAGAATATATTAAAAAAATAGATCACGAAGGTACACAAGTAGAATCGCGTATTGTTACTTGTACTCCAAAAGATATTACTGAATCAAAAAATCCAATTATTTTAGGTAAAGATGCAAATCGTTTAAGTCCGACTCATATGGGTAATATAGTTACTAATTTTCTAATAACATATTTTCCACAAATTATGGATTATAAATTTACAGCTACTATGGAATCACAACTTGATAATATAGCAGAAGGTAAGGCTGAATATGTATCAGTATTAGATTCTTTTTATACAAATTTTCACAAGATAGTAGAAAGTCTAGATAAGAAAAATCTTAAAGTTATGGATTTTGAAAAACGAGTAATTGGTAAAGATCCAGAAACAAATCACGATGTAATAGCAACACATAGAAAATATGGACCAATTGTTATGATAGAAACAGGTGAAAGTAAACTTAATATGGCTCCAATTAAATTACCATTAACAATAAAAACAATTAATTTAAAACAAGCATTAGAACTTTTATCATATCCAAAATCACTTGGAAAATATGAGAGAAAAGATGTTAAATTACATAGAGGTAAATTTGGATTATATGTAAAATACGGAGAAGAAAATATTAGTTTAGCTAGTTTAAAAATAAAAGATGATTCTGAAATTAATTTTGATAAAATAGTAGAATTGATTAAAGAGAAAATGAAAAAATATTTATGGACTGGTAAAGAAGGAAAAATAGAATATTTAATTATGGAAGGTCCTTATGGAAGATTTATTAATGTAACAGATAAAGCTAAAAAATTAGGTAAACCTCTCAATATTAAATTACTAGAAGATGTAAAAATAGAAACACTTACTTTGGATAAAGTTAAACAATTAGTAGAAGAGGGTAAACTAAATAAATTTAAAAAGAAAGCAAAGACCCCAGAAACTAAAGATAATAAAGAGACTAAAGATAATAAAGAAACTAAAGATAATAAAGAGACTAAAGATAATAAAGAGACTAAAGATAATAAAGAAACTAAAGATAATAAAGAAACTAAAGATAATAAAGAAACTAAAAAGAAAACAACTACTCCGGTAAAACGTTCAACTAAAAAAACTAAAGAAACTAAAGAAACTAAAGCTAAACAACCAACTAAAAAGAAAACAACTACTCCGGTAAAACGTTCAACTAAAAAAACTAAATAAGATTTATAATCATACGATTTATAATCTATTTCTCATATCATTAGAACATTTATGACAATATACATATTTCATCGGTATAAATTTACTATTTTTTCGCATAGATATAATTCCACAAATAACATCATGTTGTTTACAATTCCAACAAGGACGAGAAATTGAATTAGAAAGTTTTACACAATTATCACAATAATGTTTATTATTGGTTATAGGAAACTCTTTACAATAAAGACAAATAATAGAAGACATATTATAATTATTAATTATTAATAATTATAAATAATCATAAACAATTTATTTATTCATTTTTTTTTAATTTTAAATATTTTAGTTTATATTTCAAATATTTTTCTTTATACGATATCTCACTAAGAGCAATCTCACTAATAGCAATCTCAGCTGGATTTAATTTAAGAAAAGACATTATTTTATGAAGCATTTCATCTGGTACAATACCTTTATCTAATTTTTCTTTAAGGTTAGAATAATTCGATTCTTCGAATATATCCCATAAAATATCAAATATTGCTAAAATATCTGGATATTTTTTAGTTTCTACAATATCTAATTCAATACCCATATCTTGAAGCAATTCAGTATTTTGTAATTTATCTGTATCTGACATATGAAATAATACCATAATATTACAAAATAATCTATTTAAGTTACATCCAAAATATGATTTATATTCTAAACGTTGTATCTGTTCTCCTTTAACATCAATATTGACAAGACGATGATCCTTCAAATCTTTTGCTACGTTTAATATAAAATCTTGTTTATCATCAAAATAATTTGTATATATTGGATTTTCCATATTTTCTTTATAATTTTTAATAGACCATTTATCAACAGGAAATTGTGGTACACATCTGGCTTCATAATCTTCACTTTCTATAATTTGTACCGGAATAGGAGTATTAATTAATTCGGGTATTATTGACATTTTATATCTAAATATTGGTTGTATTTTAGGGTCTTTGCTTAATCTATCTAATAAATTTCTTATATTGTCTTCTTTATTTGTAAAATTTACTATTTTTATTTTTTCTATTATTCTTAAATTACTTGGAAATAAAATTTTTGTAAATATATAATCTAATGTAATTAATGCACGACCAGAAAAACCATAATCAATAAATGTAATTGTTTTTCCATCTCTTATCAAATCGATAATATTTTTGAATAAATAATTTCGCATAAATGCATCCTTGCTTTTTAAATCTGCTACTTTCGTTGAACTTAATTTTAAATATTCTACTCCATCTTCTCCCGTATAATATTCTGTTATATTACCACTAATTAATAATGTATCAATTAATTTATTATTCATTTCACTAGATTTTTTATAATTTGAAAAATTTATACCATCAACAATTTTTGATAAAGAATCCCCTAAAGAAATAACAATATTATTTGGTACCTTTTGTTCTTTTAATATTTTATCATATACTGTATTAAAAGTTTGAATAAATACAGGATCATTATAAATATGTATATTATGAATTATTAAATAATAAAGTTTATCAGCCATATTTTCTGTAGACTGATTAAAAGTTTTGTCACCTGGCTTCAAACACATAAGATATTTTAATACATCATTTACTGTAGATGTTTCTTTTTTAATATCAAGACCGCCAGAACATATATGAGAGTAAAATTTATTAAAAATATCATCAAAGAAATCATAACCAAAAGATTGAAAATATTTTAATAATAATACAATATTTACATTTTTTAATTTTGGATTATCTTTTATTTTTTTAATTATATTAATAATATCTACATTAGTTAATAATCTATCTCTTGGAATTTCAAGTAAAATATTATAAATTATTTCAGATATAGTACTATTTACTATTTGAAAGTATTCTCGTATTTTTACAAATTTAGCTTCTTGTGGATGTGGTTGAATAGTTGTTTTTTCCTGTTTCCTTTTAACCCGTTTATTATTTTTTTTAGCCATATATAATTATATTTGAATTTATATATTTAATTATATTATATTATATTAAATGAATAATTATATATTATGCTGTGAATATTGTTGTAATATTTATATTACTGATAATTATAATGATATATTAAATAATTTTACTTGTTACATATGTGAAAATATATTAAACTGTTTACATAAACATTTAGATATTACTATTCCAAATATTTATATATATACCGATTATATACTAAAAGTCAAATATTTAAAATTATATAATGATAAATGTAATTTATGTAAATATACCGATATGATGAATATTGATGATAATGCAAATATTTATATAACAATAACATATCCTTTATTAAATATAATTAAAAACAAATATATTTATTATGATGGTTATAATACACATCTTGATATTAATAATAGTATAATCAATTATTTTAAATTACCAAATGACGTGTACAATTCAAAATCAATGTGTGGGCATGGAATTGAATATAAAATTATTTCAGCTAAAATTAAAAAAAAAGATGATATAATTTCGTTACCTGAATAATCATTTATTTTTATAATAGTTTTTAATTAAATTTTATTTATCATATATTCTATTAAAAATAAATTAATAAATAAAGTTATTAAATAATGGTTAAATTAAGATATGAATGTTTTTGGCCGAATTTAGAAGCAGAAAAATTTTTTATTAGTAAATATTTTGAAAATGTAGTTATTACTAAAGATAATGATTATGATATATTAGTATGTAGCGTATTTCCATATAATATTTCAAAAGATTTAGTAGTAAAATCTAATGTACCTATTATCCTATTTAATGGAGAACATCAGAATTATATTATTAATTTTATTAATATAACAAAAATAATACCTACAATTTTAATGGGTTTTACAGATCTTGACCCAGTTTTATTAAAATTACATTTTAGAGATAGATTACCATTGATTTTATACTATCCGTTATGGATTCTATATTACGATGATATATTTTCACAAGAATATTTTGATAATAAGAATAAACAAGTTATGATTTTATCTAAAGAAGAATTATTTAATAAAAAAATATGCTGTCTAATAAATTCACATGATAATAATAATACAAGAACTCCGATATATAATTATATTAAAAACATAAGCGGGGTAGTTGATTGTCCTGGTAATTTATATCGTAATATGGATAAATCACATGTTGGTTCAAGCAATGAAGATAAATTAAGATTTATGAAAAATTATAAATTTAATATTTGTGCTGAAAATTCTGTAGGCCATGGTTATTTAACAGAAAAATTACCACAAGCAATGGACGCATTATGTATACCATTATATGTAGGTTGTTCTGATTTAAATAAATTAAATTTTAAAATTTTTAATAAAGATAGAGTAGTATTTTTAAATACATCACAAGATTATGATAAATTGTTAAAATTACTTGCATCTGAATCAGAATTATATGATATGTATACAAAACCAATATTTAACAATGATGCTTTTAATAAATTAAAAAAATTTATGGATTTAACAAAAGATATATTATTAAAACATTTAAAAATATTTGAATTAAATAATAAAATAAAAATGTTTAATTAAGAAATATTCCAAACCATATTACATGCAGTGCATGCATAACACGTAGCATAACTTGTGGCTGATGGACGAAACCAAACCGCATCCCGTTTTGAATAATCTTTATGAGAAATACATTTATCATTCTTACAAATATAATCACGTGTATGTGGAAGTGTTTTATCATGAATCATATACTTATATTTTGAAAGATCTTGAGTACTAGATAAATTAGAACCAATATTCATACGACTAAGTACTAGTGTTTTACCAACAAGACGTTCAAAATAAGAACAATTTTTACAAATTCGATAAGCAGTTAGAGAATCATCAATCTCATTTCCCTTAAGAATTTTAAGTATTATATTTTTATCAGTTTCTTTTAATTTATTAAATTCAGTATTAGAAGTTAATTCTTTTATATCAACTGATATATTACTGATATCTTGTTTATTTTTATATAATTGAATAAGTTTACTTATTTGATTTTCATTTGAATTTGTTTCTGTACTAACTGAATCGGGTGTACTTTGTACTAATGTCGTACGCGGTGCACTTTTACCAATATCCATAATATTATCGCATTTGGGACAGAATTGCATGTATATATAATATTGTGTTTATTATTTAAATGAATAAATAATAAAATCATCAATTTTTTATGATTAATATAGGTAATATTATATAGAGAATATTATATAGGGAATATTATATATTAAATTTATTCATATATATTATATGAATAATATTCCTCCAATATATATAATTAATTTGGAAAAAAGCGTAGATAGAATGAATAATATTGCAAATATAATGAAAAAATATAATTTAAAATTTAATAGATTTAATGCAGTTTATGGTAAAACATTATCAAATAATGAAATTGAAAATGTTATACATCCTATCTGTTTTAATATGTTATGTAGTAACGGAATGATAGGGTGTGCTTTATCACATGTAAAACTATGGAGACAATTATTAAATGATAATACAACTGATAATTATTTAATTTTAGAAGACGATATTGGAGATATTAATATTAATAAATTAATAAAGTTATTAAATTTTATTGATAAAGAAAAAATAGAATACAATATGATTAATTTAAATACTATTACAAGTGGTGGAAAAATTATTAAAAATAAAATCAAAATAGAAGAGAATTTATATTTAGGTCAAGGTTTATTACTCCTTGGATTATCATCATATATTATAAATAAAAAAGGGGCACAAATATTAATAAATAATATTGATAAACATAAAGTAAAAACACATATAGATCTACAAATTAATATTATAAAATATTTATATGATACTAATTTTATATATTATGTTGTAGAACCTAATATTGTAAAATTGCATGATATAGATAGTAATCAATCTACTTTAGTAAATAAAAAGACTAATATAATGTTTTTTATTTTAGAAAAACTAAAATTAGGTCGTTTAAAATGGTATTTAAATACACCTTTAATTATAATTAAAAGAAATTTAGAAATAGATTTTTATACAATATTATTATTAATATTATTAATAATAAATATAAAAAAAATAAAAAATCAATATATAACTTATTTTATAATATTAGAATTGATCTTGACATATTTTTATAAATAAAAATTGATTTTAATATACTAAATATTATAAAAATATAAAAACATTATATAAATTATAATGACACCTAAAAGCAAAGTTAATTCTAAACCTAATAAATTAAATATTAAAGAAGGCGGAGCAAAATCAGTAGATGATGCTGATATGGGTTCAGAAGATGATTATATAACTGACGATAAGTCACAAGACAATGAAGAAGAAATTGAAGAAGTAGAAGAAGTAGAAGAAGTAGAAGAAGAAGTTGAAGTAAATTCAGATGATGATTTAGAAGCAAAAGAAGAATCTGAAGAAGAAGAAGAAGAGGAAGAAGAAGAAGAGGAAGGTGGAGACGATGGTGATTGTCTTTATCGTTTCACGGGTAAAAAAAAGAAAGTAAAAGATATACTCGCAGATATTGAAGTAGAAGATGATTTTTTAGAAGATGAAAATATCGAAACAACTACATTTGTTGAAACATCAAAACGTGTTACAAAGAAATATATGACTATTTTTGAACGCGTTCGTATACTTGGCGAACGTGCCAAACAGCTTTCATTAGGGGCAAAACCTTTAATTAAAGGTGCTGAAAATTTAGATCCAAAAGTTGTAGCAAAACTTGAATTAGAAAAAAAAATTATTCCCCTTGTTATTATTCGCACCCTTCCAAGTGGTCAAAAAGAAAAATGGCGAGTTTCAGAATTAGAGATAATTAATTAAACTTTTATTTATGTTAAAGATGACTTTTTTTGAAAAAAATTGATTTTCAAAAAATTGAATTTAAAATATATTATAAAAATATATATTTAAAAAAATGCCAATTTTTAAACAAAAAGACACTATGGACTTAGATATAGCTGAAAACTTTGATAATTTTATGCGTAGCCATCGAGTTATAGCTGATAAAAGTAAACCAAATAGTAAATTAATTACCCATACTGAATTAAATGTAATGAAGGGTTCATATTGTATAGTAGATGACGATTACGATGAATTCGTAAAACTTTATAAAAATTATATTAAAGACGGTAATTGGGAAATTGGCTTAGTAGAACGACATAATGGTAAAAAAGTTGGACCAGTAATTTCTGATTTTGATTTTAAATCAAGAGTAGAGAAACGCTCGTATACAAAAAAACATATTATAAATATTATAAAAATCTTTAATGATGTGATGGTAGATATATTTAAAATAGAACCAGAACAACTTCAAGCATTCGTTTATGAAAAAGATAAACCTACAACAGAAAAAAAACAAAATGATACTCTTTATAAAGACGGATTTCATATTTATTGGCCATATGCTCCTCTTTTAGTTGAATATCGTTATCTATTGTATGAAATTGTATTAGATAAACTTAAAAAAGAAAAAACTATTGATGATATTCCTTCTATTGAACCACTTAGTGAAGTGTTTGATTATCGCGTGATTTATAATAATGGTATAATGATGTATAAATCAAATAAACCCGCTAGAACATCATATGAACTTACAATGGTATTTGATTCTGATTTAGAAGAGATGGAATTAGAAGAATTTGATTTTGATACAATTGTTGATACAAGTTTAATGCGTACTTTTGATGATGAATCTTCTCTTGAACTAAAAAATCAATCATTAATAAATAAATGTATTGGAATTTGTAAGAAACGTAATTATCCTACCGATTTTAAACGTGTTTTCTCATCAGATGACGAAGAATCAACTGATGAAGAATCTAATGAAAGTAATAATGAAGAATCTGATGAAGATATACCAAAAGCACGTAATACAAAAACAAAGTATGAAAATGTTTTTAAAGAAGATAAACGTCAAGGAAACGTTTGTGCTTGTTGTGGAAAGAGTTTTAATCATCCACCCAAAGATATAGAATATATTCGTGAATTAGTTGATTGTCTTGGTCGCAAGCGTTCAAATAATTACGATGATTGGATTCGTGTTGGTTGGTGTCTTCATCGTATATGGCACGGGCTCTTACCAGAATATATTAAGTTTTCAAAACAATCAAAGAAATACGAACCAGGATGTTGTGAACGTATCTGGAAAAGTTCAAATATAAATGATAGTTCATATACTTTACCATCTCTGATTTTCTGGGCTAAACAAGATGATCCAGACCGTTTTACTGAATTATTTAAAATTCGTATGAATGAGCTTTTTGCTAAAGCAATGAGTTGTTCTCACGACGATATTGCAAATGTACTTCATGAAATGTATCGGAATGATTTTCGTTGTGTAGATATTAAAGATAATGTATGGTTTCAATTTAAGAATCATCGTTGGGTTAATATTCCACAAGCATATACACTTGATGAAAAAATATCTAATGAAGTTTTTGCTGAATTTGCAAATAGTAATTCTATGATATTTAATACAAGTTCAAGTATCGATCATCGAGAAAATGATGATATCAAAGGATTAAATAAAAAAATATTAACAATGTATAACAAACTTAAAGATGTTAATTTTAAACAATCAGTTATTAAAGCTTGTAGAAACAAATTTTATGACCCAGAATTTGAAGAAAAACTAAATAAATCTACTAATCTTGTTGGATTTAATAATGGTGTATTTGATTTGAATACACTTACATTCCGCGATGGTGATCCCGAAGATTATATTACCTTTACTGCAAAATATAATTTTAAAGAATATAATATGGACGATCCTGAAGTAAAAGGATTAGAAGCTTATTTCGCATCAGTACAAACTGATCCAGAAGTTAGAACTTATTGGCTTCGTTTAATTTCAACTTATATTGATGGTTCGACAAAGAATCAACAATTTATCTTTTGGAATGGTGGTGGTAGTAATGGTAAATCAACAACTTTCAAATTGATTAAAGAAGCTTTTGGTGATTATTATAGTACCTTTCCAGTAGAAGTTTTTACAGGAAAAACACCAGATGCCACAGTAGCCACTCCAGTTCTTGCTGATAAACGCGGTAAACGCTTTTGTGGTATTTTAGAATGTAGTCGTAATGCTAAATTAAATGTAGGTACAATGAAATTATATACTGGCGGTGATGAAATTACTGCTCGTGGTTTATATAAAGATGCTATCTATTTTGAACCCCAATTTAAACTAGTTATTGCTACTAATCATCTTCCACGTATTGAAGATTTAGATAATGGTTGTTGGCGTCGTATTATCGTAATACCATTTAATTCTCGTTTTACTGCCGAACCTCGTCTAGGTAAAAAGAATGAGTTTAAACGCGATGACGATCTTCCTCAAAACTTAATTAAATGGCGTGGAGCATTTATGTGGTATCTTCTTCGTGTAATCTATCCTAAATATCTTGAAGCTGAAAAGAAAGTAAAAGGTAGTGGACTTGCTGTACCTAAATTAGTACAAGAAGAAACAGAAAAATATCGTCTTGATAGTGATAAATATTATGAATTTATGAAAAATTATACTGTAAAAGCATCTGAAGATGATAAAGAAGATATACGAACATTATATCCACTTTTTAAAGAATGGTTTCGGGCAGCATATGGCGATCGCCCACCAAATCAAAAAGAATTTATTGATTATTTCATTAAATTCGATTACAAAATTATTAATGATCGGTTTCTATATGGTTATAAACTTAAAGATGAATGTGAAGACGATAATATTTAAATTTAATTTAATTTAATTTATTCTCTATTCATTAGATTTAATCTTTTAAATTCATCTGTTTGTATTAATATATTTTCTCTATCATTTGTTTCAAAATTATAATAAGAATATAATGCATTTATATGCCCTCTATTATATAAATATGTTTGATGCGATAAAATATACATATCTCTTCTAAAAGGATTTATTTTATCATATAATTTACCTAATTTTTGAATAAATTTATCAATTAAGTAACATTTATTTTCTATTACCCAAATAAAAAAATCACTTAATTTACTTTTTTTATTTTCTAATTTGTACGATTTATCAAAAATTTGATATATTTCACCATCTTCTTTTGAAAAAAACCCTTCAGTATTTGTCGTTTTTAAATAATCTAAATCATAATAAGAAAATCCAGAAGTTAATTCAATTTGATTAATACTATCATCAAAAAATCTCTTTTTATCGGATTTTAAATATAAATAAAAATCTTGACAATAATTTCCCGTTAATTCAGATAATTCAATATCTTTATTTATATTATTTATATTATCTTTGTCATTTCCTGTTCTTTGCACTTTATTAATATTAAAAGATAGGCATGGTTTATATTCCGAATAGATTATAACTCTATCTAATGCAAAATAATGGGCTACAGATGATACAAAGTTAATAAAATCATTATTGCTTATAATTTCTTCTTTATTTAATGTATTATATTTAACATAATAATTTAAATGCAATTCTTCTGTATTATTAACTAAACCAATTTCAATAAAAAATAATAAGTAGTTATCATAAATTGAATATAATGAGAAACCATTTTCTGTTTTAATTGCATAAAAGTTTTTATATGCACCAATACTATTATATTTTTCAGCAATTATAGTAAATTTTTTATCTTTAATTTCAATTTCTATTTGACCGTTATTACTTAAATTTGCTGTAAATCTTTTTATTCTTTCTGATAAACTTAAAGTTTTATCTAATTGAGTGTCTAAAAAATTTAATTTCTTTATATTATCTTTTCTTATATTTTCTATTTTTGGTTCTGTCAAGCCAACCCATTCAAATTCATATTTAGTTTTTACTTTTGATGTAAAATTTAAATCAGTATGATAATAACTTATATTATCATCTTTTGCTACTAACTTAAATTGAGAACCCGGTGGAAAAATAATTTCTTGTTCTTCTGGAAAATGAGAACATGTTTCTAAACATAAAGCGACCCCTTCTTTATTTTTTGGAATATGTATTTTCATTAATATAAAACCAAAACTATATGTATCTGATCTATAAAATGGATCTCTAGTAGTACTTTGAAAAGAATTATCTTCAAATATATCTCCAATTTTTAATGTTTCAATAAATGAATCTTCTTTAATGAATCTATAAACTGTATAATCTTTATCAAATATGGGAGCAGACTTACATAATTTCCATAGATTTACAATCATATTGTTATATAATTTATTTTCATATGTTCTAAATGATGGATTACGTAAATATGCATTTAAATTTGCACTTCCTTGTACTGTATAATATTGTACTAACCCTAACATATTTGAATCGATTATATGTTTTTGATGTTCTAATAAAATAGATGAATTAATATCATTTTGTTTTACAAAATCACACAATTCATCTATTTTTTTGTCTGAAATATTTTTGACATCTAATTCAATACCCATATTACGAGTCATGTTTATTATTTCAGTTTTACTATAATATGGTTTTGAATTATGAATAAACTTATTAAAAGATGGTCTTTTGCAAAAAAGTAAATTCTTACCTAATTCGGGGGAATTTTTATACATAGTGCGAAAAAACGTATCTTCTAATATTTTTAAATCATAATTTGATAAAAAATCCATCATTAATTTAAATTTTTTTATTTTTATTTCAATAAATAAATCTTTTTTCTTCTTTTTTTCTATTTCATCTATTTCTTTTTGTAATTCTTTTAATAATTTTTCATTTGGAAATCTATAATGATTATATGTAGTTCTTTTAAATAAGTTTTCAGGATTAATTAAATATAAATTAGAAGTATATATATCATATAATGGTATTTTACCTTCATATTCTGAAAGTTTTATTTTATCATCTTTATTTTTTAAACTCATTTTACCATCATATAGTTTTTCAATGATATCTGCATATATATTCATATAATTAATAATAATATTATAATTATTATTAAATTTATTAACTCATATTGAATATATTATTTTTATTTATTTGCATTTATTGTATAAATAAAATAATAATAATACAACAATTATTGCCATTAAAATATTTCTATTCATTTTATCACTTTTAGTGCTTCCACTAAACCCTTCTATATTTTTCATAGCTAAATTTCTTTCTAAGATTGAATGTCCTAAACCTAAATCAGGTAAAGATTCATCTAATCTATACTTGGGTTTATATGAATGATATTTATACATATTCTGGCCATAAGGATCATCTACAGTAGTTGTAAATTCGCGTGAAATATATTTTTGAGGAATCCCTTTATTTATATACCATGGGTTGTTTTCAGAGACTAAAACAACATGTGCTCCTTTAAACAAGTTTTGGTCTATGTAATTATCATTAAATTCGTTTTCCTCAGTAAAGTTATAATTTACATCTAAACTATTATTATCTGTAAATGTTTCAGAATCTATTATTTCAAAATTATTTATATTCATAATAAATACTTATGAGATAAAAAAATTGAAATTTTAAATTATTTAATGGTTCCATTATTTTTTATATCTTATTAATTTCTATCCAAGTATGTTCCCAAACACACATAAATACTCTATTAACGAGCTCAACCAAATGGCCCACGACTATCGTCATGGGGCTGGTTCTTATGAACGACAGAATACTGTCCTTTATAATTTCCTACAAAATGCTACCTATACCGGTGGTAATTCTAATAATTATTCATCGACAAAAACTAGCCAATCCAATAATTTCTATGATAATAGTGGATTTTATACATCATCTCGTTTGATGTAATTTTTTTATTATTATATATTATTATATATTAATAGAAATCGATAAATTGCCGTTCGTTTTTTTGATATTTTAAACAGTACATCATTTGTTCGATTACTTTATTAATTTTATCAGTTACTTTGGTTATATTAAATTCTTCTAAATGTGAAGATAATGGTATAAATTTAATTTTTTTATATCCTCTTATTCTTTCTAGAGAAGAATTAAAAAATTTATTTTTATATTCAGAATCAACTATTAACGATTTTGGTAATGGACCCAAGCGAGATACAAAATTATATAACAATTCTAAATCATTTTCTGCATCAAATAATATTGTATTCGTTAAGATTTCATAAATAGTACATCCTAAAGACCAATAATCATATGTTTTGTCATATGGTAAATATAATATTGTTTCTGGTGCTCTATAATAAATTGTATATTTTTTATATAATGCTGAAGAGTTAGGTTTTATAGTTGTTCCCATATCACAAATAATTACATCATAATTTCCATCAAATATATATTTATATTCATTTTCTAAATTATTTTCATTATCTTTATTTATTTCTGTTTTAATTTTTTTAATAAAATCATTAATATTTTTTTTATTAATTTTTGTAAAACTACCTTTCATGCAATTTTTAATTTTTGTAATAATAGAATATATTACATATGATGGTTTTTTTAATAATATATTTTCAGGTTTTATATCTGAATGTATATAACCCTTATCGTGAATCCCATTAAGAATTTTAATTATATTTTTTGTTACTTGATAAAAATAATCTTCTGACGGTCTCATACCAGTATCTCTAAATAATTTTATTATATCATAAAGTGAATAGCCACATAAATCCATTTCAGCACATAAAAATATATTCTTATCATCATAATCTTCATAATCTTCATGTGTAAAATTAAAACATTTATTATATGTAACAATATTGTTTATTTTTTTACATTTTAATTCATCAAATACTGATAATTCCTTTTTACCTCGATCATAATCACATCGATTATAAATTTTAAGAGCTAGAAAATAATTATCATTAAAATTATATGCAAGCCATACCGAACAATAGGAACCTTTACCTAATTTTTTAATTAATATGTATTTATTAATAAATACTTCATAAGCCCAATCAATATGACAATCTTCTAAATCTTCGTCTAAATCATAATCTGTTTCAGAATTACTACTTGTTGAGGACATAATATTATAATTATTTATATATTTATAATATTGATATTTCTTTAACTTATTTTTATTATTTGTCAGATTTATTTCCTTTTTTTAATTGTCTAATTAAAACTCTTAATTCATTTAATTCTCTATCTTTTTCTAATAATTTTTGTTCGTATTCTTCTCTAATTTCTTTAATAGTTATTCTTCGAAAAAATATACATTGTTTAACTTGAACGGACCAAGATACTTTATTATTAAATAATATACAATAATCTGGTAATCCATTCTTTATTGTTAATGTACCACCAATTCTAAATTTTAATTCACCATCCTTATTTTCAAAATATCTTATATATGTACCAATAGGTACTTTCGAAAGGTCGTCTACTTTTTCATAATCTAATAAAAGTGATTCTATTTCTTTTTTACTTAATTTGTCAGTATATGTAAGTACAGGTCTTACATAACCAGAATTTTTAATTGAATTTGGTTTATTTTTTTTTTCTGGTTGAATTTGTTCTATTGATGAATCTGTATCAATATTTATTATTTTCTTATTATTCATTTTATTCATTTTATTAATATAATATATATTCTTCTTTAAATTTTTTTATTTTTATATATATTATCAAGTTGTTTTCTTATCATTTCATCATTTTTAGAAATAGTTTTAAATACATAATATTTTGTCGGATTAATTTTCCAATAAATATCTATTAAATTATTATAAAGTAATATACTATCTATTGTATAATTTCTGCTATAATTGATTTTTATGCACTTTCCTTTTATTGATATATGTTTAAAATCTAAATTAACCATTTGGATGATATCATTTTGTTGAATTTGTTCTGTATGAATATATTCATAATATTTTAAAATAGGATATTTCTTCTTGATTTTATTAATAATTTCATCTGGAACATCTGGTTCTTTATAGTATTTTAATATTTTATTTATATCATTTAGACGTTTTTGTTCTTTATTCATGATTATTATATTATATTCATTTATTTATTATGTAATATATTAAAAAATTGAAAAATCGATTAGATTAAATACCTCTGTAAAATTCTACTTTCTCTTAAGAATTCTCTTTTCTGTCCCATGGGGAAGATGAGAATGGTACTCAAAACAGGTACATAAGAGCGGTGCTCTTTCTTGACTCGAATCTTGCCTTTCGGGGTAGGAAAACGGGAGGACATTAGGGGGGATCTCGTGGCCTAGCACGATATACTTACTATTTTTGTCTTCTGAGAGGGGTTATAAGGGTGAAAACACCCTTGGATTT